CCATCATCCCAGTTCAGATGGGCACCTGATTCGTCATCCGTGCAGGCCATCAGCCGGCAGCGATCGGTGGATCCGGGCTAAGGACCGGCTTGTCGCTCAGCGTGCGCGAATGTGCTATCCGGCGAGCGCACCCGCCCATGCCTGCAGCCTGACAACGTAGCTGATCACGCCTCAGAGGATGAAACATCCACGGTGGCCTGGAGCGCAGTGCGTCCGAAGAACCGCGGCGCCGTGATCAGGAGCAGCGCGGACGACAGCCCCGCGATGGCCGGGCCCGTGAAGAGCGGACTGGGTGGCGCCTGGCCGTCAACGAGGCCCGTCCGAAGAATGGTGGCCGAAACGGCGGCGCCCCAGAGCGGAAGCATCCACATCGCCCACCACGACCACCGTTCGTTCCGACGAAAGGCCGTAACCAGGATGGCGCTCAACAGAATCCCAATCACGATCAGGTCCAAGCCGCCGAAGCGGGCTTGCACATCGATGAGGCGGAAGCTCCGGGGATTGTCCGACTGGAGTTGATCAGCGGTCATCCCGGTGAAGGCGAGGGGGACGCTTGGATCCTCGTGGATACCCTCCTTGACGGGATTCAGCCCGACGACTGCGATCAGCGCTGTCATGCCGAGCAGGAACTGCCAGGCATGTCGTCGAAGCCACTCCATCGCAACCTCCCAGACGAGCTCGCACGAGCCGACACGGTCGGCGGGATCGTCGCGCATCGGACGGGCGCATCCGAGACCGCCAGTGTAGGGGGCCGTCATCCTCGAGGTGTGCATCACGACGCTCAGTTCGTGTGATGTCACATCAGCGCTGTGAGCGCCTCGACCCTCCCTGCTGAAGGGGTGCCCCGCCCTGACTTTCCCGTCCACGATGCGCGACGCTCATCGTGTTGCAATCCCGGCCGAGTTGAGTGAGTGATGTCCGCGTCAACTCCACTCACTGAGGTGCCGCCGATGAACCCCCAGCTCCTGCCCGCAAACCCCCGCGACGACGCCGCCCCCTGGGAGCGGACGCTCTATGCCTTCCTCGCCGAGAAGGAGCGCCGCTCCGGGTCACGCCGGACCGTCGAGAGCTACGCCCGGATGCTCTGGCCGTTCTTCGGCCGGGTCGGCTCACCCGAGCGCGTCATGCCGGCCCACGGTTCTCGCTCGGCGTTCGGCTGGGAATGGCCCCCGGGTGAGCCCCGACGTCGCCGTTCCGGATGCTCCACCCGCCAGCGCCGCACGCGCCCACCTTGGCAACCCGGATGCCAGCGATTGCGCGTCGTTTCGGCGCGCCGTGTGCGCAGGATTGGGCCGCCGCAGTCTCGGCACCGCGCGATCCCGAAGGCCTCCCTTCGCTGGACGTGATCGAGGAGCTCGAGGTAGATGACCTCCAGGAGCGATGCCGCGCGCCAGCTGAGCCCCAAGTGATTGCTGTGTGCGAGCTCCACGACAGGCATCGCGAAGTCGACCTGGCGTCCGATGAGCCCAGCCAGGAGAAGCTTGGCGTAGATCACCCAATCCACCTGATGGGCGGGGACTTCGAACGGACGCATCCGACCGCTTGTCGGGCGGAATCCGGTGATGGCGCGACCTGGGTCTGAACCGAACGGCATCGGCGGACCGACCCAGAGCTCGGTGTCGCCCGGATAGAACGCCCGGATCGCGTGGCGGCAGGCGTACTGGTCGGCGCGGGCGATCGCCTCGACCAGCTCGAGCGTCCGCATGAGGTCGCGGTGCTCAGTGACGAGCGCCCGCCAGTGATCCTTGGGCAGACCATCGTCGTCGATCCGCACGCGATCGGCCCACGGCAATTCACGGCGGGCGGCCTGACGCTGGACGGACGGCCTCGGCGCCCCACGACCCGGGCCGTGGCCCCAGAAGCTGACCGTCCAAGACCGCTGATCGAGGTCACGGAACATCGCCTGATCGAACTCCCCGGAGGCCCGGCGCGCTCGGTCAAACTCGCCGGAAACCCGGTCGGCGTCGGGATTGAGGACCGTGAATTCCATCCCCCAGCCGACCCCGACCGGGCCGAACTTGCGGACGAACGTCACGAGCGGATCGATCGCTGCCAGCGCCGGTTCCTGGTTCCACGCCGAGCCTGCGACACCCATGAGCGACTCACGGTAGCGATCGAGCGCTCCGGCCATGTCGTCGAATCGCAGACTGGCGAACGCCTCTAGGGCTGTCCGGCCCCGTGCGTCCCGAAGTGTGGATGGGTTGTCCGTGCGGGCGGTGAGCTGGTAGTAGAGCGCCAGACCGCCGCTGATCGCGAGATTCTCGACGCCCCACCAAGCACCGGCAAGGGGCCCATTCGTGGTGTTACGGGTTCTTTGGCGCAGATCCACATCCACCGATACCAATCCTACGGCAGGCTGCTCGGGTGGACCAAGAGCCGCACCCCCCAGCCAGCGCGGCACGCTCGACGACCTGGTCCCCGCGTGGAAGCCGTGGGGGAGGGGCCGTCCAATCCTTCAGCCGTGCCGTGACCGGGACCGCGCAATCGCCACGCTCGTGTGCGGCCAAGTTTTGGGTCTTTTGTTACAAGCACGAATGGGCGGGAGCCACGCACGAATGGGTGTCGTGAAAGGGCCCTAGAACGGCCCGAAACCGGGGGGCACGTCTGATGCCCTGGGCACCCCTCCGTCGCTGCGCGACAGCCGGCTGCCCGAGCCGCCAGATGGGCGCGCGTTGCTCGATCCACGAGCGGACCTCATCGCGCAACCACTACGGCCGCTCCCGCCAGGCGCGCGGCTACGACCGGCCCTACGA